AATTGACAGAAAAGTACCCCTTCATGAGTCTCTGCGTGTACGCCACCAGAGAGTACGTGGGGGTCATACAAAACCGGGATGACGTTGTGACCACCATCTACGACTTTGGATCGGTGATAGATCAAGCTGAAAAATTGTTGTTTTTGGAACTGGCCAGCACCTGGTGGTGGGAAAGCAACCGCAGTGTGCCTATCAATATATTTTTACGTGGAGATTGGGAGCAGTTTCGTTTTACCCTGCGCACGTTTTCCAACAAAGATCTTGAAGTTCTGCACGGACCTGTGTGCAGTTTGTTGGATATAAATCGCAAAAAAAGCAAACGCAGGTCAATTACCTTGGTCAGACGGGTTGAATAATATTGTCATTGATAAACCGCTTGGGAAATAATTTTTTTCCAACTTTGAAAATAACTACAATTATCTTGCTCATTGACTGGCATTGGTAAATCAAGCCATTGCAAACAGTTTTTTAAATCGATCAGAAACGATTGATCAGTCTGATACATTTTGTCAACGTCAATTTGATAAAACTTGTTTTTTAATTCATTTTGAATTTGCACCAGGTCTTTTTCAAACAATCTGAATTTCAAATCTTGGTCAATGAACCACCTGGCAATTTCGTTGTCAAAGAAATCAGCCAACTCATGTTGAATGGCGTTGGGAAGTTCTAAAAATTCAGCCCTGTTAACGGGTGGCTGTACTGGCCAACTATCATCTTTCACTGAATTCCAATAATCCAATCTGTGGCTCCAGAATTTATCTGTTTGTTTGGGACGGTGTTGGTTGATAAAATCTTTTGAGTGGAAGAAACCAATTACCCGGGCATTGGGCCAAAAATTCAACATGCTACGTAGAATCAATGTATTGTGCGCTACTAAAAATAAACATAATTTTTTTGAAATAACTTTTTTTACTACAGGACTAAATCGATTTAAAAATATTTCATCATACTCTATTAGATATTCTATGTTGTTAATACCAAATAATTGTTTGCATCCAAGATTTAAATCATTCCATATTTGTGTGTTGGCTGCCTGTTGTAATTGATTTCTTAGATAGTTTATTTTGTCTTGATAGGAAAAGTCACCATCCAATTGAGCTTGAGCCAACTTGTCAGATTGGAACACGGTTTGATCATTCAGACTTAAATTATTAATTAAAAATTTGCCACCTGCTCCACCTGGATAACACACAATAACTATTTTGTCATAGTGGTTGGGATGTTTCATCATGCCAACAAATTCATATGCAAGGCTACCAAGGTTGCATAGCTCACAGCATGCGACTTCTTGAACGTGTAGCCACGAGATTCATCACCGTCCCACACATTTGCAAAAACCTGATCCCAAGGCAGTCTCTGCAGGTGTGCTTTGCCTGGACGGATAACGGAAATAAAAGCAGCCATTCTGGGTATGGAATCTGGACGCATCACTGTCAGCAAATTCGCATAATTGCCCACATGCACCAGTTGACCGGCCCAGTTGTGATCCGTCCATAATCGTGACCAAGGAGGTTCGGCTGACAACATGGCTTCATAGTGCGCAGGGTCGCGGATCAACTGATACACGCTCATGTTCAACAGGTCAATTTTGAAATAACCACGCTGCTCTGCTGTTTCATAGTCTATGGCTGCACAACCATGTTCCGGATCTTGCGGAATGTCTGTTACATAGATTCCTGAATTGTGGCGTCGTGGTCTTCCATCCATCACTTGTCTGGCAGGTGTGTGCTGAATCAGCTCTAGTATTTGAGCACGATCTGGAACGTCAATGTCAATATCTGCACTCATAGTATTTGTTGTATGATTTTTTCAAATTGACGATATTCTTGATCAATCACTGTGTTTAAATTCAAAAAGTTAGTTTGATTTTTGTATTTGATCAACTGTAGTTGATCTCGATTGGCTTCCCAGTCAAACTCACACAAATTATTGCACAGATCAACAATCATGTCAACTCTTTTTAGGTAATCAGTTTCCTGATCATAACTTTCGTCCCAAACACTGTGATAAGTTTCGAATCCCAATTTGTGAAGATTGGCTAAAAAGAACGGAGTGCTGACTGATACAAATGGCATGCCAGTGATCAATGCCTTGATTGTTTTTTCAGTGAGAAAAAAGCTGTGTTTCAAATCAATGACTGATTCTACTACCACATTAAATCTTGAGGCATTGTACATGGCCATTGGCAAACTTTGGCTTACATTATGATAGTATTTTTCTAAAATACTGGTATAAGGATCAAATTCTCCAGTGTTGAATTTGACAACGTCCAGATGATTGCTTGATTCGCCATAATCTACGCCGCTGTATCTTAGAACAAAAGGCTTCTGAGATTTACATTTTGATAATTTATCTACTAGTATAGTCCGCTCGGGTCTGACATTACCAATGGTGCTGACAAAGTTGTAGGGTTTATCGCAGTCAAAATCATAATTCTTATCCATATAGTAGCAAAATCGATTGGGGCTATTATAGGTGTCTGCTGTCAAATACAAATAAAAAGAACTCTGTACCAAAACATAATCTATATCTATGTGATGATAATTTGTGTCCCAAGTACCATTACAGAACAATATATATTTTTTATTTTTATTGTATTGTTCAAAGAATTGTTTGCAATGCAGTCCTTCGATTGAACAATCAATGGCTATCAAGGGCGAGGAACTGGCGTTGATATTTTTTATATCCCTGTGACTAAAACAAGGGATACCATCGTGGGATATTTCAGCTACAGCTGACACAGGGTCTTTGTAAAAATTACAATAATCCTGCCAGATCTTGTATCTTTCAAGAAACTCGATTACCTGGCCACTGGCATTGATTTTTAATAATTTATTCATATTCATGTTCTGCACAACGCCACAACCATTTTCAACTGCTCCTCGGCTTCATGAACAGCGCCCAGGGCATCAGCCACAGCAGGATACTGTTCGGCCATGACCCGGGCTTCTGCTTCTTCATCACGCCGTTTTCTCACCCAGTCAAGTAAAAGTTCAGCGTCGGGATTCAGCCCAACATGGTACTGACCTAGATTTAATGTCTGCCAACTGGTACCGTTGTACACTTCCAGTCGTTGAAGGTTGGTGTTGTATTGTAACTGTCCCACACCCATATAACCACCGTTGTTGATATAGTTACTGCCAGGGCCGCCAGTGACCACTACATATTTGCCAGTTTGACCAATGTTTCCTATCATGTTACCATCCTGCCTGTTTCAATATTAGTTTAGCATACTCAGCATCTGCGGCATAGTCTGAAAATCTTTTCTGCCATATGTCTGAATCTATATAAGGCCATATCATGGCCACTTGGTCAGCTGTGAGTTCACTCAAGAACTTTTGTCCTGACTCCGAATTGTATATCACCCAAGGACTGACCCGTCCGGTTGTGACGGCATGACACATGGCATGAGCACTGCCATAACGCAAACAATCATGCGGCGGTGCCGAGTGCTTTTCACTCCAGTCTATACCAAACTCCACTGCTCGTGCCAAGGCATCTGCCACTGCTTCTACCTTTAGATAGTCCAACAGGTACTCGGTATAGACTTTGTCACTGGCCCAGTTGTCTATTTTTTTGTTGTGTTTCAGCAACCACTCTGTGAACTGTCGAGGATTGATTGCTCGTGTGTTGTAGCAGTATCTGCCAAACTTCACAAATGCTCGATAGTAAGGAGAGTCTGCAAAGTCGTCAAATGTTTTGAGTCGGGCCGATCCCTGTGCTATCTCATAAAATCTCAAGTAAGACTGAAACCCTATTTCAACACCACGTTCTGACCGTTCTGCTCTGCGTCGCTTGGGTTCACACATGTGAACCACCATGCTGGCAGCACGTTGAAACGTTTTCTTGCAGTAACCGCAAGTGAGTTCACTTGGTGTCTCGTCCATGATCTCGAATGTGTTGATCAAGTTCTTTTTTGGTTGTGATACTGGCCAGTAACGCTATCTCATCGTCCCTGTAGTTAGGGTACAGCTCGGCCAACTGCCGTCGCATGCTGCCAGCACCGGCTTCTTTTTTCTTGGGAGCAATCCAGTTGTGCCTGGGTGTGCCCATGTCTGGACTCACTGTGGTGGCACACAACCATTGCAGTTCGGGATGCCGATTGATAGTGAAAAAGTGTTTGTTCAGTCGCTCGTTGGTGGAGATCAAATAAAACTCCTGCAGGTCTCTGGATCCTTCCACGCAACTGGCCCAACGAATCATGAGGTAGTTAGAAAACTTCTTGCGTTCCTCATCTGTGAGGTTACGATAGAAGTTTCTGTTCTTGCGATCCAGCTGTCGCATCTCATTGGCAATGTTTAGTTTATCGCTCATTTGTCTACCTTGAT